GTAACAATTCGCAAGTCGTCACATACTTGCAGCGTTTTACTGCTAACGTAATGATTAATAACGTAAGTTTTTCACTGATATAGTAAAACATAATATACCCTCATTAAGTTAAGTTAAACTATACCCTAAAATAAGGTATAGATATACTTAACCTATTAGAACATAAAGATTTTACATCTTGGTCAGGATAGGGTTTAGTTTTGCAACACCGCGCACCCATAAGGGAGGCGTCACGATACTCTGTGAAAGTGATACGATGACAAAGCACAAATAAAGTGCAGAATGTCGGTGTATATATCACCAGTGGAAGCATAAAGTCGTCAAACTTCACCCTATCCTGACCAATGGCCAAAACGTCACGCGCACTTTGCGTATGGCCTATGTTGCTGCTAGCCCAGCGATAAGACTAACCCTAGACTAGATGCGGGTCAGAATGTCTGATATAATTACAAGGGTTTAGTTGAGTGCTTCCCCTTGCCTACATTATCAGCTATGCGTTTGAGTATCTAGCAAATGTCTTAGTAGTGCGTTCCATAAATAGTTTCTTATGGTGTGCACCTCTATTTTTATTATCACACACACGCTTAGTTGAACACCCGTTGAAGCGATTACTAGCTACATAAGTAGCAGCATCAGCATCAGCTTGCGCCCGCCTAATTTTACCTCTAAGGGTTTTCGCGTTTTGGATAGTAGTAGACATTGGCTTAATCCTCTTAATGTTTCACCCTAGACTTGCCGCTTGCTTAGTACCCTATCAGGGGAGGCGGCCTTGCTCGGATAACCAGATAATGCCTGAACGCAATACAGATTGCAAATGACCTAACCTATTGATATATAACGATGCGTAAATTAATTATGTATGTAATACAGTAGGTTATAATTAAAATAGCACTAAATGCAGTTTTTTGCGTTTTTGTTTTCTTGACTATTAGAAAAACCTCTTTATAATCCTTGCCCTTTAATTTTAGCCTATAGATTGTTATGCGCCACTAATAGAACGGGCGTGCGCGAATAGAGTAAGGCAAGGTTAAAGTATAATCACAAATTATTACAGAATATAACACAAGCAAGAACTATGCCAAAGTTAAACCCTTATGCAAGATTCATGCCAAACTTAATGACCTAGCAATTAGTATGCCAATTATGGGTAGTTTTGTAACATTGTTTAAGGGTTAGTTTTAGGTTATATTAAGTATGTAACATAACACACTATAATATAACTATAATTCCGCCTCATACTAATCTAGTTAACTATATTTTAACTAATGGACAATTAAAGTTAATGCTATATGTTATTGAATTATAAGAATTAATATATTGTCAAGTTATTTATTTATATTTATTTTTAATTATATGTTAATAAATTGTTAATCATTATTATATAGGAATAATTTGCCTAGTTAGGGGGTGTACAAGGGTCCAACAGGGGTGTATCCTTATCATTATACACTCATACTACAAAAAGTCCAAAATCAATTCTGTAAACCATTCTCCGCTAACATAAAAGCCAGTCCTAAAAGTTAAATAAAAATTTATCTAAAAGTATATTGTAAACCATGACCCAAAGGTTAAAGTAAATATCATTGTTATATTCTGTAATAATATTTTACTTGACAAGTCCAAAATATTATGGTACAATAGATATATTGATAATCTCCTAAAGGATATCCTATAGGTATACTTAAATAATCTATATAAAGAATATATTAAATTCTTAAATTAATTAATTATATATTATATTATTTATTAAAGTATTTAATATAGACTGTATTAAAGATATGAATAAAGACTATAATAAAAATATGATTGAATATTATAATTTATATTATTCTATAATAAATTCTATATCAAAGATCTCTAATAAAGATTTAAATACATCTTTATTAAATCTTAAACTATATTATTTAGCTTCAACATTAAAAATAAAATTTCAAGATAAAAGATCTGTTAAAGAACTTTACCAATTAATTATCAAAGAATATGGAATTAAATAATGGCTGATATTATTGACTTTAATACTAAAATAAAAACTAAATCAGAGCCTGTACAAAATCCTTTTTCTATAGGCTTACTTGAAGAATTAAATCGTAATGCGGATGAATTTCAAGAACTTGTAGTATTTTTTAAAAAAAATAATGGTTATGTTGGTATTGTAGATACCAATTGCAGTATTGAAGACAGAGCTCTTTTTGTTCAAATGCTTCAACATCAAATAATTTGTAGTCTTGACAGAACACATACTTCAATTATGCCTGAAGAATCTCTTTTCCCAGAAAACGATCAATAAGACGTTTTAAGAGCTCTAAGCTACCTATGCCTACTCATACCTATATTTCCTTCTATAAAGTACCTTAAAATAGAAATAAAAGCTATTTATTAACACATAACTAACTATACTAGGATTACCATGTCTGATAATGTACTTTTATTTAACGGTGCAACAATGTTAGATATACCTGTAGACAAAGTACTCAAAGCCGCCATAGAAGCTAATATGAATAATGTTATAGTTATTGGTGACATAGGTGATGAACTTTACTTTGCCTCTTCAATTGGTGCTCGTAAAGAAGAAAAAATTATATATCTCTTAGAGTTAGCTAAACATAAACTCTTAAGTGGTGACTTTGAACAAGAATAAGGATATTATATAATGACTAATAAATCAACTAACTTTTACCCTATAGAATCTAAAACTATTACTTTTACTGCTAGTGCTGCAAGTGCCAACGTACAGTTCACTACTGCTTTCCCAAATAGTGACCCTGCCATTTACCCATCCTCGCTAGAGATTGCTAACCGTACTACGGTAGACGTATTTGTTGCTTGGGGTACTTCAAGCGCTGTTGCTGCTACTGTAGCTGGCAGTTATCAAGTTGGTCCTGGTGTAGATAAAATTATCGAAATAGGTGGTCCTAATACTTGGGTGGCCGTAATCCCCCTTAGTGTTGTGACTGGTAATGTGTATTTAACTAAAGGTCGTGGAGCTTAATTATGGCTATTGTTGCAAATTCAGTATCTTTAGACTCAGTTCAAGCTACTCAAAACATTCTACAGACTGTACTAGATTTAGTTAAAGCCAGTCCTAAAGAAGTTAATGAGACGTTAGCTGCTATTAATAAATCACTAGAAATCAGTGAGGACTTACTAGCAAAGAAAACAGAAGCAGAGGCAACTATTGCCAAAGCTGCTCAAGATACCAAAGAAGTAGAAGCTAAAACTAAAAAGATGGAAGATAACTACATCACTGCTCTGGCAGATATCAATGTTAAGCAAAGCGCATTAGCTAAAGAAGTGGCTGCATTTGAAGTTTATAAAACTAACATAACTACTAGCTCGGTTAAGCAACAAGAAAAACTCGACTCAGATAAACTGGCTATAGCCGCTACTCTTAAAGGCCTTGATGCTTCAGTTAAAGAGGTTAACGCTAAAGCCAAAGAACTGGACGCCAAACTAGTAGAAGCTGACAAAGTCACTGCAATGAAAGAGAAATTTTTGAAGTTTGTTGATGACAAAACTGCTGAGCTAGATGAGCGTGATGCTGCTTTAACTGAACAACAACAAAAACTTCGTGCATTATTAGGTTAATTCATGTCTGTATTAAAAGGTGTAGCTTCTGGTAGCAGTGGTGATATAGTTACATCTTTTGAAACTATATCAAAGAATTTAAAAGCATATCCTGCTACATTATTTTATTCTGGTGGTGTGTTAATTTCAATTAGCTATATAACACCCGATGGATATATTTCTAAAACACTTGGGTATATAAATAATATATTAACTACCATTACACTTTCTGGTGATATACCAGATGGCATTGATTTAATTAAAACGCTATCTTATACCAACGGCACCATCACTGGCGTATCTTACAGCTAACAAGAAAGATATTGAATGACATTCACACTAGGAACATCCGCCGGAGCAGGCACAATTACTGTTGCTCAAGGTAGTGCTGTTGTCACTGGAGTTGGTACGTCATTTGCAGCTACAGATATTGGAAGAATTATTGTCGTAGGCTCACAATGGGGGATTATTGGTACTTTTGTTAGCACTACAGTAGTGGGATTTACTACGCCTTTTGCTACGGCAGTTACAGCGTCGGCATATCAAATAAGTGCAACTATTCCAGTTATTACCCAAACGGGTACAGATACATCATTAGCTGGTTTAACTGGTGTACCTGGAGTAACAACAAATCCCGCAGCAAGTTCAACTATTTGGACGATCACTAGCGCATCATTGGTTATTAACGGAAGTTTGACAATTAATAGGCTAACCAATAGGTTAAGATTTTTAAACTCTGCTGCTATAGTTAACGGTTCAACAACGGCAGTTGTTATGACTGTAGGCGCAACTGGCACATTTAATAATTCAACTTCACAAACCAGCGGTGGCTATTCTTACCACACAAGTAGCTATTCAATTTTATTTGAAACGCTGCCCACTGCTGCAACTACTACTGCTTCATTTTTTACTGCATTATCAGGTAGCACCACTGTATTAGAAGGAAATATTGAATTTAGTAGTACAAACGTTGCCGTTGTACTATTGTTTAATTTTAGTGGTACAGCCACTTTACAATACGGAGGCTTTGTAAATAGCAGTAGCGGAGTTGGCGCTAACATGCTTTTTGTTGTGCCTACAACCACTTCTATTCTTACACTAAATAATTGGACTACTTACGGATGTTCGTTAAGGGTTGCAGATAACACCACAAACATTAGCAATTATGCGGCAATCGCTGGCGTAAATGCAATTAACATTAACACAGTAAACCCAATTAGCAATGCTCAATATGTTGGTTTGCAAGATTTAGGAAACACTACAGCAATTAGATACGCTGGTGCAAGTTTAAAATACGCACAATTTATAAATTTTTCATCTACAACGCAACTTCCAGGATTTACTGCTGGAGGCAATACTGGATCGCAATGGCTTCTTGTTAATCAGCTTGCACTTTCTGCAAGTGGTGCAAGTGGAGCAATTCAAGACGTAAAGTTTTGGGCGCAAGATTCTAATAATGGCTCTCGGTATTCTGCAAACTATGGGGCGGGTACGGGTTATGAAATAGCCACAACAGGCAATTTAACTTATACAACCACAACAGCTTCAACGGGTATAGCACCAACTTTAAATATAATTAGCGTAGTTTATTACCAACCAACAGGTTCAACTTTTACAAGAGATTTTAGAGGAAACCTTAGTTCAACTTCCTTTGAATTAAACATTTACCAATGCGCTTATAACTATGTATTAAGTAATGCTGCCACATCTATGTGGGTTTTAAACAATGGTATTTATGGTAGTCCAAACGTAAAAAATCAAGGGTTTGTATTATTAACAGACACTTCAATCACACAAACCACAATGGCGACGGTGGCGGCATACACCACATTAGATACAGCACAACAATTCTACGATTACGCAAAATATTACCTCTACACCAATTTTGCAGGGCAAACCGCAACATACGTTACCCGTGCAAGCAACACAATTAATGCTGGTTCTTATAACGTCACAGTTGATGCAACGGCTAGTACACCTTTTGTTTTTGCTGGCTCTACAATCACGGCTAAGTCATCTACGTTTACTGGAAGCATAACTACGTCGGGATTGGTTACGCTTGCAAATGGTGCAGTTTTTTCAAATAATACAATCACGGCTAACGTAGCTCAAGCCACACCTACGGACTTGACTGGTGTGGCGATTACGGGCAACCTAACATTTAACACTAATTCACCCATTACAATCACATTGACCAATTGCTCCATCAACGGAACGGTCAGCAATAGTGGAACAGGATTAGTCACTATTAACTTAACTAATAGCACAATCGGTACAGTAGGTTCAAACATTGCCTCTCGCATAACCACATCGCTTAATATCAATGGACTCACTGCTGGTTCTCAGATTTACATTGCTGACGGCACTGGCACGCAAGTTGATTACGTGGCATCGTCTAGCACCAGTTACACTAGAAATACAACGGGCGGTGTAGGCACGTGGACATACAAGGTTGCTAGATACGGTTACACGGCTCAAACGGGCACGCATAGCCCAGCAGTAGCCAGCACAACTGCAACCGTCACCTTAATTGCAGATGCCTTTATAACTCAGCCCACAGTGGCTACGGTGGCAGCTTATACCGTGCTTAATAATTTAGATAAACTTTATGATTATTCCGCCTATTACGAAACCACAAATGCTGGCATTAATTATGCGAGAACAGTCACAAAAGCCGGAACGGCTGCTTCTATTGGTTCTTACAATGCAACGCTGAATAGCACTGGTTCGGTTTGGGCGTTTGATGGCAGCAGAATAACAATGAACGCTGCTTCCACGCTGGCTTCTGGTTCTACAATCACTGGTGGGCTGTTTACTTCTGGCACCGTCACTTTAACAACCGCCATGAGCAATACAACCATTACAGGCAATGTTCTACAAACAACGCCCACTGATTTAACTAGCGTCACGATTACAGGAAATCTGACGTTTAATACTAATTCGCCTGTCACTGTAACTTTTACAGGCTGCACCATAACTGGCACGGCAAGCAATAGCGGCTCAGGCGCAGTAGTGATTAGAACAAGCAATACTACCATTGGAACCGCAGGAACAAACGTCACTCAAGTTCTTGTAACATCACTTACTCTAAATGGACTCACTGCTGGTTCTCAGATTTACATTGCCAACGGTGCGGGAGCGCAAGTCGATTATGTGGCATCGTCTGGCACAAGTTACGGCATCAATACCACTGGAAGCACTGGAACTTGGACGTATAAAGTGGCACAATATGGTTTTATTACCTCCACAGGTACGTTTACCCCTGCGACTGCTAGTTTTACTTTTATTATTACGCTTCTTCCTGATGCTAACGTTGTTGATACGCTAGCAAACGTCAGTGCTTACACCCAACTAACCACTGCCCAGCAGATTTACGACTACATTTCATACTACAACACCACCAACACGGGCATTGCTAACCCAGCTGCTGCGGTGAAATCGTTTGGCGCTATTGACTTTCTGGCAAGCAATGTAATTCTCGATCCCAGCGCGGCGGCAGTTATAGCAGGTACAACCACTCTGACCATCAAAACAACGGGATTGGTTGGTGATGATACCTATTATTCCGCTGGCAATTTCACACTAGGTTTGGCTACGTTATCTTCTGAAGTAAAAATACGTATGGCTAACCTTAATAGTGAACTTGAATTTGTAGGCATATCAAATATTGATCTATATTCTACTGAAATTGATAGAAATAATAGAGATAATTTAAGAATGAGTATTACTACTAGTCCATATAGATTTTTATATGGTTCAACAGTTAATAGCGTATTATTTGCATCAACTTTATATACTGAAACTACAGCAAGTGTTCAATATGAATACGATATACCTATAGCTTCTGGAAATAACGTGCTTGCTTTAGATACAACAACATTACTTTTATTAATTAATAATTCAATAACTAATGTAGCAAAAAATACATCATTAATTCCTGCGTTATTATAAATAATACTTGACAAATAATTAAAATTGTGGTATAATATGATTAAAGAACAAAATGAAATAACAGAACAAGAAAAATTATTCCTTACTTTGTTATTTGAAGTAGATGAACACGGTGTATGTAGGCACCCTGAAGAAGCTAAGCTTTTAGCTGGCTATCATAAATCTACACCAATCCTTCCTCTAGTACGAAAACTCAATAAAGAAATTATTAATAGAGGTGACGATTATTTAGCATTACATTCCCCTATAGCTTTAAATGGGCTAATGAATGTAATGAATAACCCCACTGAACCTGGCTCTAAGATTCGCTTACAGGCAGTTATTGAGCTACTAGACCGTGCTGGAGTTGTTAAAAAAGATAAAACTGAAATTTCACAAGACGCACCTAACTACATATTTGTGCTACCTTCCAAAAAACCTATTACTGAATAAAGGATAAATAAATGTCTGCTCTCTCAAATCGTACTATTCGCCGTCTTATCGGCTTGAACACAACTCGCCAAATCCCTACAAGTGCTACCTTCACTCCTACTGCTGGTGCTGCTAACGTAGCCAACGTAGTAATTAAACTCAACAATGGTGATGGCACTACTATCACTGGTGCAAACACTTTCGACGTGTATTTGTCAGATGCTGCTACCGGTCTTGGTCTTACTGCTACTACTGCTTCAGGCACTGTAACTGCTGCTTCGGGTGGTGGTACTGTAGTTGGTATTAATACTTCTAAAAAAGCAATTCGCGTACAGACTCTTGCAACTGGCCTCTTCACCCTCGAAATAACTGATACTGCAAAAACTGCCTTCTATGTAGTTGTAGTTGACCCTTCGACTGGTGCTCCTCTGGTGTCGTCACCTTTGGTTACTGCAAACTACGGTTAGTAGTTAATGAGTACAATAACTAAGATATCGGAAGAACCTAAGGTAGCTAAAAATGCTATTGACATGGTGTCTAGGATAAACCCTAGATTCCATGCTCCAGGTGACCTTTCTCATGTAGAGAAGTCATTACGCATTTGTTTAGGTCTTCCGATACTTAACAAACAAGGTGGTCAAATACCTTATGGGTATACTTGGGATGAAGCATCTCAATCTTACCTACCCAACCTAGATGTATTTAAGATTCTGTGGCAAGCTCGTAGATATCTTTACACTAGCGCTATTAGAGAAGTTACTGACTGGGTTAATCTTAAAGTATCAAAGTTAGCTAACACTCAATCTATTAGCCATCAAGGCTTACGTAATCTTATGATTATGCGCCCTCCTTTAGAGGAGTGCTTACTTCCACAAGAAGACAAAGAAAAGATAATCGAGTCTATTATACTATGGAACAAACTCCAGAAGACTTAATAGAATTAGATGCTGATGGTGATCCACTACCAGCACCCAAAGGAAGTAAGAAACGTCTTAATAATCATTTAAAGATGTCAAGAGCCAAGTCCCGTGGAAGAAATGCCACAGATAAAAATAAAAATGTTCGCAATACTTTATCTGCTATTAGTAAACTAGTAGAAAATAAAGTTAATGTTGTAGAGCCAGCTATTCTTGATATAGCTAAAGAATTTTATCCTGAATCTGTAGAAAAAAAGACCCCTGTATGGGAACCATTTCCAGGACCTCAATCTTATTTTTTAGAGTCCAGTGAATTTGAGGTATTATTTTCTGGTGGGCGTGCTCCTGGTAAATCTGATGCCTTATTAATGGATCCTTTACGTCCTGAAAATATAAAGCACTCTAAATTTCGTGGTCTACTTGTTCGTAAGGCAATGCCAGATTTACGAGATCTTATTAAACGGGCCAAGCAATTATACCCAATGGCTTACCCTGGAACTAAATGGAAAGAACAAGAAAAGCTTTTTGTATTTCCTTCTGGTGCTACAATAGAATTTGGATATTGCGACCATGAAGATGATGTGGCTCGCTATCAAGGTCAGGAGTATACTTGGCTTGGTATTGATGAGCTTACTCAAATTGAAAAAGAAGAAACTTACGAAAAACTAGTAGCTTCTGTGCGTAGTACTGCTGATGGTTTAATTACCTGTATTCGTGCTACTACTAACCCAAACGGACCAGGTAAAAATTGGGTTAAAAAAAGATTTATTGATAGAGGCCCTGAAAATACTTCTATTATACTTCGTACTATAGTAGAAGGTTTTGGAGAGATTAAAACCTCCAGAAAATGGATCCACGGAACCGTATTTGATAATCCGATTTATGTCAAAAAAAATCCTCAGTATATTGCTGGACTACAAAATCTTAGTAATACTGTTCTTAGGAGACAATGGCTTGAAGGTGATTGGGATTCAGCAGATGGCCTTGCCTTTGATGAGTTTGATCGTAAAGTACATGTAATTACTCCATTTCAAGTGCCACAAGCATGGAAAAAATTTAGAGCATGTGACTGGGGATATAAAACTAAAGCAGTGTGTCTGTGGATGGCCACAGATTATGATGGCAACATATATGTGTACGATGAATTAACTACCGGTCAAAATACAGTTCTTGGCAAGGTCCTAGCAGAAAAATTTGCTGAACTAGTTAAAGATCGTGAAAAAGATCAAAATATACAATATGGAGTACTTGACGCTTCTGCTTGGTCTAAACGTGGAGAGAGTTCTCCATCACCAGCAGAGGAAATGGTAAATCGTGGCTGTTACTGGCGTCCATCAGATAGAACACCACACTCACGTAAAACTGGTAAATTACAAGTACATAAATATCTTCAAGTAGATGTAGATACAGGTAAGCCTAAGCTATTTATTTTTAATAACTGTGTTGATTTAATAGCTTGTATATCCTCCTTACCAATTGGTAAAAATGATCCTGAGGATGTTAAAGATGATGGTGATGACCATGCTTATGATGCACTTCGATATGGGTTAATGTCCAGACCTATAAAGAATTTAGAATATGATTGGCAACGTTCAGCACAATCTGAACCACCAATTATAATAGATAAAACATTTGGATTTTAATTAGGAGTTTAATAATGGTTAAAGTAATAAAAAAAGGTAAGCCTACATTTAAAGAAGCTAATGATATTTTACCTGTGCCTGATGCAAGTAGTGTAAAAACTGAAATTAATAGCGGATTATTTAATGCAAATGCTCTTAGTGGGTGTATGAGTGCCGTACCAACACCATCTAAAAATGTAAGTGGTGAAGTAAATAAAAGTGTTACTAAATATGCTCCAAATAATATGTGGCCAGTATAAGGTATAGCTTAATGCTATTAAAGAATTTTACATCTCAGCCTGAGAATATGGCGGATACATTACCTCAGTCTATTGCTGAAGATTATTCATCTTTAGCTGGGTTAGTTACGTCAAGATATCAAAAAGCTAGATGGGCACGTCAATCTAATCAAGAATCCATTTGGTTAGCTGCATATCGTGCATGGAGAGGTGAGTCTTCTTTAGAAGAACAGGCTGCTATTAATGCTGCTCGTTCTCGTAGCGGTGCTGCGTCTGGTCATTTTATTAAAATAACCAAAACTAAAGCTACTGCTGCCTATGGTCAGATTTGTGAGATTCTTTTTGCTAATAATAAGTTCCCATTAGCTGTTGAACCTACGCCTTGTCCTACAGACATTGAAGAAGTTGTAACTATTGTACCAGAAGGTATTGACTATGGTGGAGTTATCACGGATGCGTATGGCTATGAAGGTGACGGTAGAGAGATACCTAAGGGTGCAACTGCTCCTAGTCTTTTAAAAACACTACAAAATTCTATTTCTTCTCTTATTAAAGGTCAAAATGTAGTTCCTGGAGCTTCTCCGGATACTAAACAGATGCCTCAAGTACGTCCTGCTGATATGGCCGCTGCTAAACTTGAAAAAGTAATGCAAGACCAGCTAGAAGAAGGCAAAGGTGAGGCCATTTTACGGAAAACTGCATTTGAAGCAGTGCTTTATGGTACTGGCATTATTAAAGGTCCATTTTCTATTAATGAAATAGAACCAAAATGGGTACTTGAAGATGATGAAACTATAACTTATGCTCCTAAAATTAAACTTTCTCCTCGTTTTGAGCAAGTTTCATGCTGGAGTTTCTATCCAGATCCTGACGCATATACATTAAATGATTGTGAATGGATTATAGAACGTCATTTATACTCTAAAAATCAATTAAAAGCCCTTACTTCACGCCCAAAATTCAATAAAGAAGCCATTGGTAGGCTCTTAAACGAGTCTCCATCACATGTTTTGGAGTCTTGGGAAAACGTAATTAATGGAAATGATACCAAAATAAGCCAAAATAGATATGAAGTACTTGAATATTGGGGTACTATGGACAAGGAAATGCTCCTTGAAACAGGCCTAACAAATATACAAG